CCGGCGCGCGGGACGGTCAACAGGGTTAAAAGTGATGAGCCGTTTTTCCACCAGCAGGAAGAAAGCCGAACGAATCCAGCGATGGCAGCCGGTGCGAACCGAATCAACGATATCGCGATGGCTGATATGGAGAATATTTTTTTCCAGTATCGGCCCGTCTACAGCGAGAAGATCGTGACGGCATTTCGTATAAGACGACAGCCGTATGATATTTTTTTCCAGCTTTCCAGCCTGATAGCCAAGATAAAACAGAATTAGCTTTCGGAAAGTCCAGGAGTGGTCTATTCCGGTCCAGCTGGCGGTTCGACAATCCAGCTCGATATTCTGTTTTTGCCAGAAAAGGCGTGCAGCATCATCAATATTCTTAAAAATACGGCGGCGTCCATGACCGGATTTTTCATCCCTCCAGTGGACGTAATATTTACATTGCCCATTGGCATCAACAGATTGTTTTAGCGATGCCATACAGAATACCTTAAGTGAATGCTACATCATTATGGTGGGTTTAATCATAATGGTGGCGATAAAAAACCGCCCGAAGGCGGTTATGTATTGCTCAGATAATCTATTACTGCTTTTGTAGGCTTGATAAAGACGGTATCACCGGTTCCTAAAGAAATTTCGACCTTAAGTTTATTAACTTTACCTCCGGCCATATCAGCCCACTCCCTAATATCTTTTAACCATTCGCCAGTATCATCACTAAGAAAGAAAAAGTTAGCGCTGTCACCATGCTCAAGCTTTTTAGGTAAGGAATCTCCTGGCTGGCTAACTGCATAAATAATTCTTACGCTTTTGCTGAACCGCCATGTCAGAGATGTAATTTTCACCTGATTTACACCAATATTGTGTATTGTAACGCCTACGCCATGCAGAGAAGTGTTAAATGGTGCAGGACTAACAATATTAATATCAACTTTAGCTTTGATTTTTGGTTTTGGCCGCGAATACGCCACAACAAGTGATACGCAGACGGCGAGAAACGTCGCAATTCCTGCAAACCAAGTTCCAAACATTGATAGCTTTGCCCAGTATGCCGATTCCTGTGCAGCAATTAATGTCGCGTTAGATATATCAATAGGATTCATTCTCACCCCACTTTTTTAAGGTGATTGTATCCAAAAGCATTGTCATAGGCACTCAGTGAATGCCTTCTTCAACGCTTTTCTGCAACGATCTGGCTGTTTACCGCTTCACTAGATGAGTCTTTAGCAGGTATATAGCTACTACTCCCCACAAGGGGATAAGCATCATTTCCGTTCCTGTTCGATCTGACGTATCCCAGACAGCTGGTTATTCGCTTTTTCGACAGCGGCTAGCAGCGGCTTTATCCAAAGAACAGCCTGGCAATACGTCAGCGTGCTGGTGGTAGCGGCGCTATCACCGGCTGCATCAGTGTTCCCGGAATTGGTGTGCATTGCGCTGGCACGTAAACGGTTCGCGTAGCTGAGCAACCCACCAGCGACATCAGCAGGAACAGGCAGATCACAGGTTTTTTCACGTCGGAGAATCTCCCGGTACTCGATAACCGTTTTATCGGAGCTGGCATCAATCAGTGAGTTAAGTCGGCTGGTGATTTCGGCCACCTGGTTAAACCGGTTAAAGTTGAAAGCCTGTGCAGCGATAACCGTCCCCTGCAGAGTGTTGTCACTGCGCAGAACGTCATTATCACTCTTCAGCGTGGCAACGTCAGATCGGCTGTTTGCCAGCAGGATGCACAACACCGCAATAACAATCACCACGGCCACCAGCGCTATCGAACGCCATGCGGCTTTGATATCGGCAAAGGTGATCATTTCAGACCGTCCAGGCAGAGAGCTTCTTCTTTACCTGCGCGAGTAACCAGCCCAGGAAGAACTCGACCACCACCATAAACCCAGCGAGAGAACTGATTACACGCAGACTTATACGCAACCGGCCCCTCACGGAATAAGCTAAACATGGTGGATTTACGCATATTCCCGCACCCAGCGCGGAACGTGACCGATACTACAGCGCTGAAAGTATCATCAGACAGATTTCTGCCGTTGGCGTACCGGTTAACACAGGATTCAGCATCGAGGATATTTTTTTCCCATTCCGCCGCGATCTGCTGGTCATTTTTAACTGTGCCGGGTTTAACCCCGTGGGTGTTGCCCATGCCATCGGTGAGCACACCGGCAGGGCACACATAAGGATCACGACGACATGATTCCGCATTACCGATGAGCTCAAGGCCGCGCTCATTGGTTCGAACATGCCCGTTACCGAGCACTATCGCGATGATCGCAGCAACTGAACAAGCAATACCCGCAGCACCTGCCTTTTTATTTTGCATTTGCGTTTATCCTGTTAATGGCATCTGTAACAACCTTGACGCTTGCCGGACGATCCGCAGGAGGTAACTTTCGGGCATCATCAAAATATTTTTCCAGCAACTGAGTGCGGCGCTGGTCCTCTTTATGGAGTTTTCTGGCGTCAAGCCGACCGGATATAAAAGAGGCCAGAGAAAGAAGTACGCCAATCAGACCGAAAAACATGAAAACCATGTCCTGGGTTGAAAATCCCAGAGCCGCTGATACAGCTGCCAGCCACGCGAAAAACTGGGTAATTACATTACCTGACTGGTCATTCATACGATGCATTCCACACCTCCGGGTCCGGGGTGCTGTGTGTGTGAAAGGAAGTTAAATTCTGCGGAAAGCGTACGAAGCGACGCCTTTGCGCCCTAACTGGCACTCGATTGTGTTTTGCTCTGCGCAGGTGAAGCCCTGCTCTGCAAACCAGCGTCTGATGCCGTCGTCAGTGAAATACCAGATGTGCTCGTTCTTTCTGAAATGATGCGAGCGGAGAATATCTCCGGCATCAGTGAAAATCGGGATCGACACGAACACGTATTCGCTGGCCTGCTGTACCGCCAGCTCCGGCTCGTCGATGTGCTCCAATACATCCCACATCGTCAGCGCTCGCCACTTATTGGCGTAGAGATCTGCGAATGCGCCCCGCTCGTTCAGCCAGGCAATACCAGCCGGATTAACGTCATACCCAAGCGTTCCCGGTCGGGTAGAAACGAACTGACCGGCACCGATACCAACGTCGAGAACAGGACCGTGAAAATGGCGCTCCACCAGCTCAATACGGGATTGTGTTAAAGCTCTGCCCGTTTCGGTGTCGGCCAGCTGCTGATACTTCGCGAAATACTGCTCGTCATACGGGCGTGACGCCGGAACCGGGTAACGTCCGATCCCGAGCTCCGGTAAAAATACCAGCCCGTTTTCCAGTTCCTGATAAAACGACTTCATGGAGCCAGGCCTCGAATTTATCGGAGAAATTTGAAATCCGCTTGTCGCAGTGGTGATCCCATGCTTCACAGCGGCAGTAATTGTCGGGAATTGCCCAGCCAACACGAGAAAGGTCCATCGCCGGATCGGTTACGATTTCCGGGGCGTTGTGACCACCTCGCCCACCAGCGACAATGTACACCGGCGTTTTATAGGCAATAGCAGCAGGAAGCGCCCAGCCCACCGGCGTCACCACCACGGCGGCATGTTCAATCAGGCGCATCAGCGATTTAAAGTTGAGCTGGCCGGAGTGCATGCGCAGATCTGCTTCGGGAAGTTCACCGACGGCCCACTCCTCCCCCTCCTGCAGGTCAGCCACGCTGATTACGCAGAAATGCTTTCTCAGTAGCCGGGATGCCTGCAGCAGGTAATCCGGATCAGGATTACGGGAGTCACTGCGCCATTCGCTGCGAACAGTTGCCGGACGAATTACCGCGATCGGCTTTTCCGACGTAAATTCAGCGGGTCCGTAAGACGGCAAATCAAGTTCTGACGGCTCGGTGCCAAACTGCTGGCGCATCGCGTCAAATATTGAACCGCGTCGTAGATGATCCGGACCGTAGAAAATCCGTTTTGTCTGGCGCATATCTGGCGGCAGGTGAAAAGTGGCCTGCGTTCGGTACTCGTTCTTGCGCTGCGTCCGGAGTGTTGTAAAACTGCGAACGGGCAGAACGGGCAAATCTTCATACAGTTCGGGCCAGGCGGTCCGGATATAACTACCGGCAGGTAACTGCTTAACGAAAGCGCGCTGGTAGATGTTGTCACCCATGCCCAGCATGCCATCAATGAACAGAGGAACGTTTAACATGCTACCTCGCGTAATGCCTCATTGAGGCTGAGACGCCGGAAGCACTTGAGCGCAGTCTGGCGGCTACTGTTGATGATACTCACCCTACCGGCCAGCGCTCTGGCGGTATTGGCAAACTCCCCGCGCCATCGCGTGACACTCTCTGCTGTAGGGTTATCCAGCTCGACGTGATCACCATGCCAGTGACTGCCGCCATTAATGGAGCAGTCAAACCCTAACAGGATGATGTTTTTCGCCCCCTGGCTGGCAGCAAACAGGATCGAGCGCTGCCCGGAGTTGAAGGCCCACCGGGTATCTGTATCAAACAGATTCAGCCCATAGCGTTTATGAGCCCGGTAATTACAGGTCCAGCGAGAGGCGGAGGACGGCAGAACGTCGATGTTTGCATCCCACCAGCGCAGATCACCCGCGTAAATGTATTCACAATCAGGCACGGCTCGCCAGGTAGAGTTAACAGCAATCACCGGCAGCCCCGATCCGGAGATCAGTTCGCAATCTGATTTATTGAGAGACGGGCCGGATGCACAAATGATGAATGTATTCATTCGTGTTGACCTGGTTCGGGAAGAATTGGTTACGGTTGCCGATGCTTATCTTCGGCTTGTCTCTGAGGACTGCAATTAACCGTAACGGAGAGAGCACTGAGCCTACTGTGACGGGTTATCGTCACTCTTTCCCCCGAAGGGTGGCCCTCGGCGCAGAACGCCCATAAGCCCAATGCTCTTTCCTGTTACGAAAAAGGCCCGTTTAAACGAGCCTTCAGAGTGCATTCCCTATGGTTAGTCCCATAGTTTTACTGATTCATCTACTTTCGTTTTTTTGCCAAGAGGTTCACTTTCAATCTTTAAAATAATTGACCGTTTCACAATCTCACTGAAAGCATTTAAATCATCAGAGCTATCAATAGTTACAGAGACATTATTATTCTGATTATCTGCCAACAGGACATAGACTAATTTATCATCCATTACATGCACGTTAATTCGCGTAACCACTGGCCGAGGTAACGGAGGTTCATCATCAACCACTGTGTATAATTCAAATGTTGCGCCATTGACCTTATCAATTTCGAGGTTATCAAATGAATGACCCCAACGATCATTTTTATTTATTACATATACATATGGGTGATGTGTGTAACCCTCTGTTTGAAACGACTCAGCTGGTAACTCCAGTGAATTAATATAAATCCCTATAAAGTTATTTATGGATGTAAGTATTAACTCTTTATACTGATTCCTATTATCTTTTAGCTCTGCCCTTTTATTTTTTAAATCTTTAAACGTAATCATACTGTTTCTCTTTTCAAGTTTCCTCGATGACAGTATGCCACGATAAATCGTCACGAAAAGGTAGACAGCTTGATTATGTGCGGAGCAACCAACAAAAAACCCGCTCGGAAGCGGGTTTGATTTCGTGCAGGCGCAATAACCTACGATTTGAAGCATACACGACAAGTTCGGACAAAATCAAGCTTAAAGTCGCTAATATGCTAAATTTTGTTCACATCATCACGAAAGCTCGTTGCGTCCTGAAACGCCGAGTCTGCTTTTTGTTCTTCCCTGTGGCAGACATCGACAAGCACCTCCAGAAACGGTTTCCAGTTACGGGTCCATGTTCTGACGTGCAGATCCGGGACTCGCTTCAGTATCGCTTTATAGGCTGCAGTAGACGGTACCGCTGAAAATCCATTTCCGCTGCAGCGCTCGCAGGTTTTAAACACTGGCGCGCCGCGCTCGCTTGTGGCTTTGCGGTCGAGCACCTCACCTTTGCCGCCGCAACGGCATCGGGCCAGCAGCTCACCTTTACCGTTACATGCCGCGCATGTACGTTTGACCAGCTCATGCTTGATTTTCGGAGGCACGATTTCCATTCCGTCAGAGTTGAAGACTCCAGGATGTTTGATCACATCCTCATACTGAGAGGTTAATCCGCTGCCACTGCAGCTGTGACACGTCACGCTGGTTTCCGCTGAACGGGAGTATTCGGCAAAGGCGAATTGTGCGAGCACCAGCATACACCAGCCAAACTCTCCTGCTGCCGCTTTGCGTACATTCCTGGGCGCTGATTCCATTGCATGACGCGCCAGAGCCTGTACAGCCAGCTGCTCATCGCTTTTGCTGATCCCGGTCTTACCAAAGAAGGCTGCCAGACCAAACCGCGCTCGGCTGCTGGTGGTACCAATGGCCGCCATAACATCGGTGCCGGTGATACGATCCGGAGAGGTCCCTTTCACGTCGTCGCTGATGTGCATACCCTGAGGGCTAAAGTGTTTTAGCGATGCCTCCAGTTTCATTCTTCACACTCCCCCACCAGGTTAAGAATCACCGCCGCGCCGTTGTTTCCCATGTATTCTGGTTTTTCACTATCGAGGAACCAGCGGCAGACCTCAACGGCTTCAGCTCGGGTCACTGGCTTAATGGTTGTCAGCAATTTTTCGAGATAGCGCTCGCGGTCATTTACCGATTCGTGATGCTCGGAATAACCAAATTCATAACCGAGTTCCTTTCCCGCAGTGTGGCGAACGCTGTAGAGCCAGTCCCAATAAACAAATTCGCGGACAACATCAGACAGCGTATGAGGCTCAGGTAACACATCGCGATAGCCATCAACAAATACCCGACGCAGTTCATCAATTTCGTTCATACGGCTGCCGTTAATGCTGCAAGCTTTCTTCTCGACCGCAGTCCAGCCCCAAAGGTGATCGTCGATAAATTTTGGGGAAGACTTGATTACTCGCTCGGCTTCCATATCTTCGAGCGCTTCCTCATAGTTGCCGAACGTGGCCCTGACTGATGCTGCTTTTTGGATGTTCTCCCGAGCTGCTTTGATAGCTCCCGCCGGGTTATCCATGCCGATGGTGCCGAAAGCTACCTGGAATGGATCGACGCCATTATCCAGGAGATAGCGGGAATATTTTTTCTCGGCCTCTTTTGGGGAGATTTTAATTTTCTCCAACGCGGCTTCTGCTGCGTCCAGGTGCGCCGGTTCGTTCAGGCGAATAACCTCCAGCACCCAAAGATAAGCATCAGTCTGCTTATGTCCGGTGATTCTCCGTTGTTCGGGCAGAGGCTTGATATTTGCCAGGGCGGAGCTGTGAGCTGCCGTTGGGATGGTGAATAGTGCTTTATGTTCATAGTTATCTGTACGCATTACGCAGCCGCCTTTTTCTTGTGGAAAACCAACTCACGAACTTGATCACCGTTCATGAGCATGTTGTTGAAATCATCGTGATCCGGCCAGTACACGCTCACGCGCTGCAGGTCATTCTTCGCCAGAAGATTGGTATGAGCGCATTCGTAGGCCGCTGCCAAACCTGTGGCGCTGCTCTCGTCACGGTCAGCAAAAATAATCAGGTGCTTGACGCCAGCCGGAACGCGGAATTTCTTCATGAAATTTGCCGTCATAGTTGCCCAGGTATTCACGTTATAAATCTGGTGCGCAGATAAGGCCGTTTCGATGCCTTCGGCAATGCCCAGGGTGCTGGCGACCGGGAACATACGGATCGCAACTGACCGGGCATGATCGAGATAGTTATCTTCCTGTAGTGATTTCTGTCGCTTTGCGCTGGCCCCGATGTCAGCCTTTTTTGCGCCATCGAGTAGCGTCTGGTGGAGGTAACACAGCTCCCCTTTATCGTCCGTTGCCAGTGAATAGATCGACTGGTAGACACGGCCGTTATGCCGTTGCTTTGGGTTTAACCGTACCGCCTCGGCTGGAAGCTTAAAAATACCGCGAGAGTTAAGATAATCGGCTCCGGAGGTACCGCGCAAAGGAGCCATTTTTGCAAAATTGTTGAGTACCTTTTTCCGCAGTTTAGAAGCGTCACTGGCTTCCGGCACTTTGTCACGCCTGAACGTATTGCCGATCAACTCATCAATTTCGCGGCAAACTTCGTTAAACGGTTTGCCCTGGGTTTTAGTAACTAAGTCCAATCCCGTACCGTAGCCGCAGGTGCAAATCCAGGTTCCCGCGCCGTCGCGGTCATCGATGCGGAATTTACCAATCGAATCACAAAGCGGACATTTGCCTCTGAAATGGTGTTTACCGGTGATCGGCGGCAGTCCGTAATGTTCGAAAATCATGGCCCATTGGCCTTTTGCTGCTTCTGCCGTCTTCATGCTCGTTTTCCTAACTGCTGTCTGATATCGCTAATTGCTTTCTGTGCTTGCTGTACTGAGGATGGGGCTGGCGTACCTGATGCCTCCTGCAGGCGCCTGGCCTTCTCCTGCCCTTTCGCATACGCAATCAATTTGTGCCGGATGAAATTAGAGACGGTCGGCGTGATCTCCATCGGGAAATCACTCAACCCGTTAGGCCACTCGTCAAAGCGTTCACGAAAGGTGTTCGCGCACCAGCCATCGCTGACGGGCTTTTTCCCCTGAGATATGCGCTGGCGCTGATAGAATTTGATCTGACTCCACCAGGCCTGTTTCTCTGCCTTCGTGGGCTGATGCTGGTTTGTGCCCAGCTTTTTGAGTTTGCGGCCGGTGTCGGTATCCACGTCCTCACCGCCCAGCGGCTTATGCCCACATTTTGGGCATACATAGACGCCAGCAGGCTTCATGTAATGGCATTGAGAACATTCGTGTGGCAGCTTTTCGGCCCGTTCCTCAGCTGCGCGGCGCGCGCTTTCCTCCATGCCGTCAGACTTACCGGGAAGATCGTCGTACTCGATTGAATCCGGATAACCCAAACGGTGCACGGTGCCGCTGTGATCGAAGATGAGGCAGGACTCTTTACCCGGTGCAGTGCGCAGTCCACGTCCGAGCGCCTGCAGCCAGCGAATTTCACTTTTTGTTGGCCTGGCGTAGATGATGCAACGAACGTCACTATCGAAGCCGGCCACCAGAACGCCCACACTAACGATGATTTTCGTTGCACCGGTTTCGAAGCGGTGAATGATGGTCTGGCGCTCATCCACTGGAGTGTCGGCGGTCATGACCTCAGCGTTAACACCTGCCAGGTTAAACTGGATTGTCAGGTAATTGGCGTGGGCTACGTTGACGCAGAAAGCGATGGTAGGCAGATCCCGGCCATTCTCCAGCCAGTTCTGTACGATGTCGCCCACCAGCGTAGAGCCGCACATGATTTCAGCCAGCTGCGTTTCGTTGTAATCGCTGCCGTACTCAAGCGATGCTTTGGTTTTTACGCCTTTCAGATCCGGCTTAGTTGGCGCGTAAAATTCGTATTTACTCAGATCACCACGCTGGATTAACTCGCCGATGGTGGTCGGCTTAATCAGTCGGTCATAGTATTTGCCCAGGAACGGGGAAAACGGAGTACCCGACAGGCCAATCACCTTTACGCCTTCGCCGCGTAGACGTTCGATATCCTTAAGGATGCGTTTTTTACGCAGGTGTGCTTCGTCGATAATCAGCAGATCGATATTTTCAGGAAAAACTCGACGAATAAGCGTGTCGGCGCTGGCAATCTGAATTTTCCGGTCCGGATCGTAGTTCGGGTGATCCGCCCAGATATAACCGATTTCATCCCCCGGTAATCCATACTCCACGAACCGATTAGCCGTCTGACCGATCAGGATGGTGTACGGTGCACAGAACAGGACGCGCATACCACGGCTGACAAACCCGGCAACGATGAAGGCGGCCAAACCCGTTTTACCGCTACCGGTTGGCGAGTACACCATGAAGGTGTCGTTTGCCTTCCAGTCACGTCGCAACATGTTTAGCGCTCGTTCCTGTGCAAAATTCGGCGTGATCGTCAGCTCCATTGTGCTGCTCCTGTGCTGATGAGATAATAATTTTGTGATGTGGTTTTCATGGATTCCCCCTCACATGGCTGGTGGCCTCCCCAAAGGCTGCCAGCCTCCCCCTTCTGATTCAGCTCCCCTGAAAAATCACTCTTCCAGGAAGAACCCTTTTCCGTTTCTCAGCGCCTGAGCGCCTTGTACTACCTTGCTGATACAGGCGTTTTTTTTAATTGCGCCCTTAAGACAGTGATCTACTTAACCAATGGATCTCTCCTGTTGGAAAAGACCCTATTCCTGCCCCTACACCCAATCCCCCCTTACCCCCCTTTCCCTCTTCCCCATAAAAACGTACTACTTACCTAGTACATATGAGGATTCGGGTCAGTTGGTTGCCAACCTGAACAGGCACCTTTAAGCCTGCTCCTGTTCGGGTACCTTTAAACCCGAAACAATGAGGAGCGCGATTGCGTTCCAGCCAGGGGAGGTTCGGCGGTATACCCCTGTAAAGCTCTGCCCTGATTTCTCACAAACAGGCGAAGCCTTGTGTTAGCTTCATGCCTTGCCCGGTTCTCCTTACGGTATGAAACGGGCTCGGCTTCGAACGATTCCTGATAAACAGATGCATAACGCTGAATGGCTTTTTGTCGTGCTGCTGGCGTCAGGCTCAGTAACTGCTGCTTGATCCACTCGGTATCTGCCTGGCTGTATGTTTGCGGCATAACAGTTGTGATATCAGCCATGATTGTGGCGAAGCAGCTCTGGCCAAATATTCTGCCAATTGTTTGGTTTTAGTGATTTACGAGAAACTACTCCTCCGCTGTGGATCTCAATTTGAGCGCAGATTTCAGGACCGATAGGTTTTCCGGTACTCATTACCTTTCTGAGGTAGTTGAGCGTGGTCCCGCAATTCAGCGCGAATTGCTTCTTCTCTTCAGGCGTTAAGTTCGCCATGTACGTCTTCAGAGCTTCCATAATTGACCTCTGTTTAAATTCTCAGTTGATATTACCTGTAGGTATCAACATAATCAATACCCATAGGTTATTTACCAACGGGTAACAAAAGATAAAATGAACGCTATGGATAAATACGAAAAACGTCGTTTACGACTCATCCAATTGAGGGATGATTACTGTGATGGGAACGCCTCAAAACTCGCTCGGAAGATTGAGCGAGAGCCTTCCTACGTTCTAAGAATGCTTTGGCCGGAAGGTAAGGCAGGTAGAAAACGCATCGCCGACAATATGATCGAAGTTATCGAAAATTCGTTCGGCTTACCTCGAGGATGGATGGACGGCATTAGCCAAGAAAAATCGAACGTAGAATTAGTACAACAACCAAATCCAGGGAAGAGTTATCCAGTGATCAGTTGGGTTAGTGCAGGAGCTTGGGCAGAGGCAATAGAACCTTATACGTTGGATGATGTTGAAGAGTGGTGTGAATCTGATGCTCATGTTGAGGGCGAAGGTTTTTGGCTACGGATCAAAGGCGACTCTATGACCTCCCCTGCAGGAATGAGTATCCCAGAAGGTATGATGGTACTCTTCGATACGGGGCGTGAAGCTAAACATGGAAGCCTAGTGCTAGCGAAGCTAATTGATGCCAACGAAGCGACCTTCAAAAAGCTGGTTATTGATGGTGGCGACCATTTCCTGAAACCATTGAACCCTTCCTATCCGATAATTCCTATAAACGGGAACTGCAAACTGCTTGGCGTCGCAGTCGAAGCTAGATTAAAAATTGTCTGATTAAACCCGCTTCGGCGGGTTTTTTATTACCTTTAAAATCAACGATCTAAAAAAAACAAAAAAAATTATTACCCATGGGTGTTGACCAATCTTATTACCCATAGGTATGCTTCACTCATCGGCAGTCAAAGGAGCCAGTGAGATGAACGCGATTGATAAAACCCAACGTTATTGGTTACAAACTCTCTTCTTAGACGAAGGGGATGAATATTCCATAATTAAAGACGATGGTACCACCACTTCTAAAGTTCATACATTCTCTTCCAATTCTGAAGTTCACGGGGAATTATTGGATATAATTGTAACCTTTTTGCCTCACATGCTTTCCGTGCTCAACATGAAAATTGAATATGCTTTGCATACAAATGTGGAAAACATGCCTCATTTCTATTTCGAGCTTTACGCAAAAATATCAGAAAGGTTTTACCTTGTTTCGGTGATTGCTGATATTAACAATATAAACATTAAAGAGAACGCTGAAATCTTAAAATACCCAGGAGCCATGGGATACATCGAAAAATCATTAACATATATATCCGAAAAAACCCAAAAAGCGTTCAATTAAATAAATCCATTAAATGACACCTTAACTGGTGGGGATAAACTCACCCTGAGGAAATAAAAATGACTAATGCCGTCGCAATTAATCAGCCAATTAAAACACCTCAAATGCTGTTTGGCTCTGACAACATTAATGACTTTGGCAACAGGGTTCAGAGCTGCAGAATGCAAGGTGATTCAATGCAGCCAACTATCGAACCTTGCGAGGTGGTGGCTTTCGTTGATTGCGGCGGCCGTGCGCTTACCGCTGGTATTTATGTTTATACGATGGATGTTTTTGGCCGACCATGCCTGTTTATTAAGAGAATAGTTCCTTTAGAAGGAGGTGCATTGAGAATTATTTCTGACAACCTCCATTACGAAACATTCATTCTCAATGCTGATGAACTGAAAGAGATAAAAATACACGGCCAAGTAGTCGCGTCCTTAACTGTGAGTCGTTTCGTATGACTTTCATAATTGATAAAGCGGCATACAGAACCGCACGCCTGTATGCGTCCTGCGGTTATGAGGTAATCGCTCGACTCTACCTTAAAAAAGCATATGGGAGATAAATAATGCCAATTCAAGACCGCCAAGATATACAAGGCGTGACCACTAAAGCTGAGCAGCTAAATGCTTTACTGCAAACTATTCACGCACACCACGAACAATTTGACCGTCACCAATTAGATGGCCTTTTGGGTTTAGCTTATGACCTTGCAAGTATGGTTTATAGCTGGACTGAAAAGGAAGAAAGAATCGTATTAGAAAATGAAGATGCTCAGAGGGGAATTAATTAAATGGATATTTTAATTAACACTTATCGCCGACGAATTTTAAAGGCAGCGTTATTACGCCACCAGCGTAAAACAGGCAGTAACTGCCTTGTTATTAAGCTCAAAAGAGGCGGAATTAACACGGTTGAATTAACAGAGATTCTTCTGGACGGATTGCTACGAAAATTCGAAAGGCTGGCGATCAGTGAGTATGGAAATGTCGAAGGTTTAAAAGCTATTAAGGGAATTTACAGCAGCGCTGTTGATGTCAATGGCAGCGGTGAATTCCTTACTGATAGCGGGAAGGAATTAATCGACGAGCTCATTTCTGAGCTGGTCGAGTTCGTCAAAAAGCAGAAACCAGTTAATGCGGAGATCGGCAATGGCTAACCAACAAACAATGCTCTATCAGGGTGTGCAGATTCCCTTCCCCGTGTTGAACGTGGATCTGCATGTTCTCCCTGATTTTACCGGGCGGGTAGTCCTGCACATCGAGAAAGGGAGGGTGATATGCGACCGCCAGCTGTTCGACGACGAGCACATTTGCTCACTGGCCACGTTTATCGAAATGGCACGCGAAATGGAGCTGAGAATTGAGGAGGTAGCTGGTGGCACTGACAGCGATACGAATTCCTGAGTGGGTACACCTGCAGGCGGTCCATGTACTCCGCCAGTTCAGAACCAGGCGGATTCATCCCTGCCGTATGCACGGCTCCGGAAACTTGAGCCTGAGGGTTAATCTCCGCTGGCGGCTGCTTTCCCGAGACGGCGGCCAGAACTGGGAGGTAATGAGCCACGAGCGGTACAGCAAATTAAAGGACAGAAAATGAAAGCATTCCTCCTTTCCATGTTGTTTGGCTTGTTGTTGGTGGCCGTCGTTTTCGGCGCGCTAATTGAGTACAAATTTCTGATGGATTTCGGGAGTTAAGAGGATGTTTGAAGTGTTGTGCCACTGCCGTGGCCTGAGTGTGGTATGAGGTGAGAAATGGCGACCCGATATATTGGTATGAAAGAAATGTGCAAGCTTACCGGGAAAAGTAAGCCAACGCTCTGGCGCATGTATGCAAAACGGAAGGAATTTCCTAGACCAGAGAAAACGCCCAGCGGAATTTTTCTTGGATGGCCCGAGTCAGTTTACGAGGAATGGGTGAACAAAGAGAAAACCGCAGACATTTGA